ATCAGTCAGTCTGCAGCTATCACCTGTGTTAAACCATCTGGCACAGTCTCACAATTAGTCGATAGTGCATCTGGCATACACCCCCGTCACAGTGAGTATTACATTCGCACAGTTAGAGGTGATAACAAAGACCCACTAACACAGTTTATGATACAGTCTGGCATACCTGCAGAACCTGCAATCGGTAATGAAGATAACATGACTGTATTCTCATTCCCTGTAAGATCACCAAAGGGCGCATTGACCCGTGATAGCTTAACAGCGGTAGAGCATTTAGAACTGTGGAAGACATACGCAGAAAGCTGGTGTGAGCATAAACCTTCTATCACTATCTCTGTAAAAGAAGATGAGTGGCTTGAGGTAGGTGATTGGGTGTACAAAAACTTTGACCACATATCTGGCGTGTCGTTCTTACCTCACTCAGATCATACCTATCAACAAGCACCTTACACAGAGTGCAGTAAAGAAGAGTATGAAAGCTTAGTAGCTAAGATGCCTGAATCAATAGATTGGGAAGGGCTAAAAGAGATTGAGGTAGAGGACACAACAACAGGCTCTCAAGAACTTAGCTGCACGGGCGAAGTCTGTGAAGTTGTGGATATAGGGGCTTAGTGCAGTATGTTACCCGTCTATAATCCTTTTTACTATAAACCTTTGCCTGAAGAGATAACAATAAAAGAAAGTGAAATAGAGGGTCTTGGTATCTTTGCGGTGGTAGATATAGAAAAAGGCGTAGATTTAGGTATGACACATATAAAAGTCCCTATGTTTAGCGGCCTTATACGAACTCCTATTGGTGGCTTTTTAAATCACTCAGACGACCATAACTGTGAATTAAACATGTCACATGATTGGGATGACTGCCAGATATACAATCTCTTTACCACATGTGAAATAGAAGAAGGTGAAGAGTTAACTTTAGATTATAGTAGATGATAAAAGAAATCCAGATAACTGAGGAGATGCGTCAAAAGGCGGATCACAAAGCTTTCATGCTAGGTGAGTTGAACAACTCAATAATGCGTGGAAACGGATCTCATTCTGGATATCTTGGGGAGATGATAGTCGTAAGCGTTCTGGGTGGTAAGGCATCAAACACCTTTGATTACGATATTGTTCTTGATGACGGCACAAGAGTAGATGTGAAGACTAAAAGAACTTCATCTCCCCCACTACCTCATTACTCCTGTTCAGTAGCAAAGTTTAACACTAGACAAGATTGTGATGTTTACGCATTTGTGCGGATAAAATATGATTTATCTGTAGGTTGGTATTTAGGTCACATAAGTAAGAATGACTTTTACCTTAGAGCCACAGAGCATAAGAGGGGAGAACACGACCCTAGTAACGGGTTTGTGTTTAGGGCAGACTGTTATAACCTGCCAATACAAGACCTAGAGAGTTATAATGTCAACTAAACATGACGCTCTGTTGTACAAAATGTCAGTATTGCTGACACAAGATGGCAACATAGCGATTGACTTTGAGGGTCCACCGTCTGCAAAAGACATAGAAGAAGCTTTTGATAGTTGGAACTCAGATTTTGAAAACACAAAAAAAATAGTCTCGCTGGTGGAATACCTACGAGACTATAGTGATAAACAGTACGAAGATTTAAGAAGCTTTATTCTTTAGGCGGTTCTTTCTTCTCTTTTGGTTCTATTGCTTTTTCGTAATAGACTATAAGTTCTTGTTGCTGTTGTATGTATCTTTTTATCTCTGCCATGTTAAGAGCAAGAGTTTCATAGTCACGCACACTAACTGCGTAGAATACTAAGTCTCCATTCTCTTTCTCAAACTTCTTTTTAAACTCTTCAAAGTTTCTATCTGTAACTACATAGAAGTATATGTCATTCAGGCTAATGCTTTTTGGCCTAGTCTGTGTAGGAATCTTACGCTCTACCTCAATCGTCTTTACTTCTAGGGGCAGGACTTTTTGGAAGCTGCTGCACCCCGTCGCTAGGAGGGGTAGCACCAGAAAGAGCTTCCAGCGACTTAAAAAGTTTCTTTGTTCCATTGTTTATTCTCTTCTCTACAAGCTGTGGCTTCTTTAGACTAAGGACTAATAGATTGTGCTTACGTAGCTTACCTATCAATGTGTCTCTGTAATCGTTAGCCGCCTGTAGTTTACTGTGCAAGTCTTTGTTTAGCTGCTCAAACTTCTTACGATCAGCTATCATGGTATTGATAGTATTGTCTTGCATCTTCTTTGCAGTCTCTAACTTAGCATTGTTTGCAGTGAGAACCTGTATTCTCTCCTGCGTATCTTTGTAGTAGTAATACGCACCGTAGCCAACACCACCAAGCAGCCCAACAACTATTAATATTATATATACTTTTGTCACTTCTTAGCACTCATGTATGCAGTCATTCCCATGTACGCTCCAACCACACCTGCTTGTCCAATGTAGAAAAGCCCGAACAAATCGGAAAGTGCTTTGATCCTTGCGTCAGGAAAGATAGGTAGAAAGACTAGCGCAGTGAAGACAATCATGGATATCATAGCTACCCACGCCATCCTCTTCTGCGCCTCCATCTTTTCTTTTTTTTCTAGAGCCTCCACTACGGCTAGCTCATTGTCACTTACTACGCCATCATTGTCTAGGTCCAGAGCATTATACTCACTATCTGGTTCTAGCTTCTTCTGTTCTCCCATGTGACACCTCGACTGTCTCAATGACAGCCTCTATATTCTCATGCCAGTGATTAAGAAAGCGGTGTACTCTTGGATACTCAGGTACGACATCATTTAGCTGCCACATAAACTCTTGCAGTATATTATTGTAGTCTGGCATCCAGTAATACACTCGTAAAACTACTGGCTGTATTTTTATAATCATTTAGTAAGTTTATTTTTAGCCTTTAGAACATTCATTCCTAGAGTATTTATTGTAGTAAGTATTGCTTGCACTTTCTTATTGTCAGCTTCATTGGGTGTGATAGCTGCGAGAATGGAGAAACCTCCAAACACTGCGAGTGCTAACACAACGATAGTAATAATTAGTCCCATTGTTATCTCCTAAATTTATCAAGTTCTAGTTGTCTAATTTCTTCACTTGTTCTTTGTTGTCTTTTCATATTTTCGTGATAACCAATCGCATTCACTGCCACCGTAAATATATCTTTGCTATACTTTCTAGCCTCTCCCCCTTCAGTTTCAATGATATCAATTACAGCATCTACCATCTTTGGGTCATTAAGAATTTGGGTCATAGCTTTTGCTCTTTTCTTACGTAAACTAAGTAGTGCAACTTCTGTAGCTACATACTTAGGGCTAATCACTCCGCGTGATATACTGTAAGCGCGAGATAATAATGACTCTATAGATAAACCTCGTGGAGTCCGTATTTGTATACCAGAATCCCTTAGTTTTGCTGTGATATCACGGTTAAATATGGACATGGCATCTGCCATACGATCAATACTTTTAAAAGTAGCATCACCAACAATATTTTTTATATTGTTTGATATGGTGGGGTCTTTTACAAAGTTAAGAAAAGCCCTATGGTCAAAGTCTCGTACATATTCCCCTGCACCACCCTCACGTACATCTGCGTATGTGGCTCTAGATAATGATTCGACCGTAAGATCAGAGAACAGCTTTCTAGCCTCTGTCTCAGTCTTGTTCATACTTTTAGCTATCTGAGGTAATAGGGCATCGAACCTTTGCTGGCCCTGCGGGTCAGTGATAAAGAACTGCAAGAACCTGTCGTAGTTTCGCACGTCCCGCGCACCCTCTTGTGTAGGAGTGTTTCTCAAAACCTCTTTCAAGAAATTCTCACGCAGATTAAAATCATTCTTGACTGAATTGGCTGCACGTTTAGCCGCAGCCTCTACATTTTTTTGTGACCTTTTAAATAGTTCAGTGCCACCTAAAAAGTTATCGACAGCATAGTTGTATTGCACCACACGATCTAAATCTATTAACCCTTGTCGTTGAAGTGTTTGTAGAGCTTGACTAGCTATTTTTTTGCCCTCAAAACCTTTAGCTTTTTCTAAAGCTCTGCCTTGTGCTATTTTAGGAAGGTCTTCAAGAGGAGCCTCTCCAGCTATGTCTTTAGTAGTTTCTCTAAGAAGCTGCACAGGTTTAAGATCATTTATGTATCGAGCGAGAAGATCATTCATTATATTTTTTACAATCTTTTTAGCTTTACCGCTGAGAATATATTCTCCTGTATCTGAATAGTATCCACCAAAAGTTTTATTTAATTGATCCATTACATCATCAGCTAATTGACTATCCCCATTTACAATTCTTTTCATGTCAAGCCATTTGACTGGATTTTTTGCAGTCATAGGATTATCAACTTCAAACCCAAGAGGATTGCCCTTCTTGTCCCTAAAGCGTTTTACTACGTTATTTAGCCAGTATTGTTTTGCCTCTCTCAGTTGAGTTGCCAACTCAGGGAAGCCGCTTTCATCTACAGTTTTAACTACACTCTCAGCTAAGTCAGAGTAACGCTCAGAATTTCCACGACTCTTTGCATAATCGCCTCTAGATGCTTTTGAGAAAGCAGAGGACAGTTTTTGGATGTCAGTCATACCTACCTTAATTGATAGTTCTGGTAAATCCTCCACTTCAGCAATTTCTCTCATAATCATGAACACATCAAAGTCGGATAATCTCTCTCCTACTCCAGCGTATTCTTTTTGAAAAAAAGCTCTCACATCAAAATAAGTTATGCCTTTTTCTACATCATAGGGAAACTCTGTCTCATCCATAGCTCCTTGTATAACATCTTTTAGCCCTGTATTCTCTTCAAGAGCCTTTTGTGCAGTAACTTTACCCTCTACCTCTGAGAAGCCTTCAAGAGTGCCAGCGTTTGATAACCGTCTGTTACCAAGCCTCTGCAGAAGCTTTGATGAACCAGTATGAGGAATTACGTCAATGTAGGTATCATCGCCATACAAACCACGCAACCAATCTGTAATATCAACTTCTACACCTGCATTATCTAAATCTGAAAAACGTCTGCTAGATTTTGCAAGTATGTCCGCTCTTCTAACTCCAGCATAAGCAGCTAAAGAATCACCTGCAGCTTTAGCGTTAATCTGGTATTGATCTGGATCAAGAAAATCATTTAAGAATCTTACAATGTCCGTTTCTCTCTCCTCTACAGTTCTTTCAGCTTGTTCTAAGACTTCTGTGCCTCTTTGACCAAGAGTAGGCACACCCTCTTGTCTCAAAGCAGCAAGACCGGGATCAGCGCCGTACACATCTTCATCTAGATATTTTGATGTCATAATCTGTTCTATAATACCGTTCAGAGCATTTTTATCTTCAATATTCTGAGTGATGGCTGGATTAGATATTTTGTCCAATAGTTCATCAACAAAGCCATCCACTTGAAGCTTGTCACGGCTAATCGCGTTGGTTTGTTCTGCAGCCGCATTACGCATCACAGCCACAAACGCATTGAACTTATCATTCTGCACACCAGCTTGATCTGCTGCCCCTGCTAAGTTGTCTAATAAACCACGGAACTCCCTTAGCTGCTGATTAATTTGATTTTCATTTTTAAGCAAAATTTCTAGTTCTTTATCAAGTTTAGTTATGCCTTTTGACATATCAATTGTATGATTAGCAATGCTGTTCTTCATCATCATTAAAGGTATTAGCCCTGTAGCTTTACCCATCGTAGTTTCAAGAACTTCAGGGTCCACACCTGCATCTGCTAAATCATTCCTAACTTCTCCAAAGAACTTTAACTGCCTGTAAACATTCTCTCTAGCCTCTGTTGGCAGAGAGCGAATGAAGAAACTAAAGTCTTTTAATGCAGTCTGTTGCTCTTTGTCCAAACCACTCAGTTCTGTGATAAAGCCTTTCTGAGCAAGCTGACGAATTTGATCATCACTCAAAGCACCAATGCCGCTACCAAGACCAGCTATAAGTGATCCTACACCTCTAGTCGCGCCAGAGGCTACGTCATATAATCTACTGAACCCTACTACAGAGAATAAGCCACCACCAAGTGCGCCAAACAATGCTCCATACTCTTCTCCAAATACATTACCTGCAATAATAGCGCCAGTTATTGCACCAGCTTCTGTAATCGGTATTTCAATAAGCTCTTTTGGTATAGTGTTTACACGCTCAGACCGGGCTAATCGTAACGCAGCCTCTTCTCTAGCTAGAAGGTCTTTATCACCTTTAGTTCTGGCTGCACGGACTTTATTTCTTGCAGCCTCAATTTTTTTATTAGCCTCAACGAAACGAGTAGGCATCTGCTGTAAACGTAAATTAGCTGCTACACGTTTTCCGTATAATGTCTTACGGATACCGCCTAGTTTTAATGCGTTGGCTATAGGAAAAACAGCTTTATTCATCATCTCTACAGTGGTATCTCTAATCTCATCTTCAGATGCTTTTAGTACAGACTTTCCTAGAGTATCTTCAAACTCCTTAATTATCTTTTTACTGCCGCGAGTGAAAAACTTCACACCTGCTGCAGTTATTCCTACAAATTCAGGAATGGCACGAACTACTTGTTCTGTGGTGCTAGCCTCTGGTCGCCAGTAACCCGTGATCTCATCAGCTTCTCTCGCAGTGATGGTTCCGACTTGGCCCGCGAGGCGGTCAACAACACCCTTTACAAATTCACCTTCATTCTTTAGTTCAGGAGATTCATCAAAAATTTTATAAGCTGTTCTTATGGCTGCGTTAGCAATATTTCTATCAAACTTATCTATCTGCTCGTCATAAAACTTTACGTATCTTTCTTTCTCATATTGTTTCTGAGGTTTTGTGAAAAGTGTTTCTTTAGCATCCGGGTCAGCACTACTAGTGTCAACCAAACCAAGAGGAACTGCAATAGTATTGGCAACACCAACAATATTAT